CTGGTCGATGGCTTCAGCATCAAGCTCGCCAGGGCACAAGGGAAGGCTCAGGAAGCCAACCCCCACCTGGAAGGGCTGGTGGAAAGGATCAGTCAGCTTCAACGGCAACTGCGTCCACAGGACCGCCAGGTCTTTGACCAGCTGGCAGACCAGGCCATCGCGAAGGCTGAAGAACTGCACCGCGTCGAGCAGGCCATCAAGTTCGAGAAGCGCGGCCAGCAGGCTTTCATGCAGGTGCTCAACCGCACCGCGAGCGCGCTCGGAGATACTGAGCAAGCCCGCCAACTCCGTATCCGCGTTCAGACCCGTGAGCTGGACGAGCAGTTGCAGACCTACGAAGAGCTGGTCGAGAAGATGCGTGAGTTCGGGGTCGACGAGGGGTTCGTGCGCGAGTTCTCCGACTCCCTGGTAGAGTATCACGACGCGGCTATGGACAAGATCGTGTCCGACAACGCCTCCTCGTGGGATCAGATGATGCGGGAGATCAGGGAGTTCGAGGCCGACTGGTCTTCCGTCTGGAAGAGCACCATGGATCAGGCCGTTGACGAAATGGTGCGCTTCGTCAGGGAAGGCAAGTTCAGCTTCACCAGCCTTGTCGACCACATCCTCGAACAAATCCTGCGCATCCAGCTCCAGAAGGCGATGGTCGAGCCCATGAGTGACCTGCTGGACTTCGGCATCCAGGCAGCAGGCTCCTACTTCGGGGGCAGCTCGGGCGGTGGCACCAACTTCATGAACTCCGTCGATGCCGTCCCATTCGCCAACGGCGGCATCATGACGGCCTACGGCCCCATGCCGCTACGCAAGTATGCCAACGGCGGTATCGCCCGGAGCCCCCAGGTAGCCGTGTATGGCGAGGGATCACGCCCTGAAGCCTATGTGCCGCTTCCTGACGGCCGCAGCATCCCCGTCACGATGGAAGGTCAGCGGCAAGCCCCCAGCATCCACGTCAATGTGATCAACGAGTCAGGTCAGCCGATGCAGGCCGAATCTCGCGGGGGACGCTTTGATGGCGAGAGCTACATCCTCGATGTGGTGATGAAGGCGGCTAATCGCCCTGGAAACTTCCGCGACAGCCTCAAGGGAGTAATTAAGTCGTGAGTTACCCCATCATGCCCAACTTCGGAGCCAACGGCGCTTTCACCAAGGAGGACGCCAGCCGCTACTCCGAAACCCTGGAGTCCAATGCCATCAAGGAACAGAGCGAAGGCGGCTATACCATCACCCGCCCACGCTACAAGCAGAAGCGCAGACGCATCTTCGAAACGGGCTTCACCAACCTCACCGACGCCGAAAAGGACGAGCTGCAAGCCTTCGAGGAGTCTGTCGGCTCCACCATTGAGCCCTTCCACTGGCGCAACCCCAGGACACAACAGCTGCACTTGGTTCAGCTCATGGAGCCGCTGAAGTTCTCCTACGCCGGGTTCGGCAAATCGGCCCGTTGGAATGTTCACGGCATCAAGCTGAGGGAGGTCTGACATGGCCCGGCATCACTCTGTCGCCACCGTCATCGACAAGAACCGCGTAGCTTCACTGGAGGCGTTCGTGCCCATGCTGGTTGTTGACGTCATCGACCACCGTTCCGGTGATCTGGTGGAGAAGCTGCGCATCTGCCGGAATGGCAATGAAGACATCACCTACCAGGGCGACCTCTATGTGTCGACAAGCTTCGACCTACGCCACAAGACCGAGATCGACCGCCCTGCAGAAGTCACCCTCTCCTTCTTCGACAGGACCGGGGTAGTGACGCGCTATATGCAGATGTATCGGGGCGGCGTTGGGTTCAAGGTGACGCTGTTCTTCATCAACACCGGCAACATGAGCCAGCCTCCGGAGTTCCAAGAGACCTACACCGTCACCAACGCATCGGCAAACAGCGGTGACTACACCGTCACCTTCACATTGGGGATGGAGAACCCTCTGGCAATGCGCATCCCACGCAGGACACAGCGAAAGGACCGCTGCCAATGGCGTTATAAAGGGCCAGAGTGTGGTTATGCCGGGCCGCTACCTACCTGTGACTACTCACTTCAGGGCCCGAACGGCTGCTCAATCCACAACAACGAGCGTAACTTTGGCGGATTCCCAGGAATTACTTCTCGGTGATAAAATAAGTCGGTGGTTACTTATATCGACCTTCTGCAAGCGAAGTTCAAATACAACGGCAGAGGCGAAGACAACTGCTTCGACTGCTATGGGCTGTGCATGGAGGTTTCACGCCGCCTGGGGAAAGAGCTGCCAAATATCACTACCCCTGACGGCATGATCAACATGCAGAACCGCATCAGGCTTGAAGCTGAACGTCAGACTGAGTGGTTCCCTGTCCCACCTTCAGATGGAACCTGGGGCACTATCGAAGGGGTGACACATACAGGTAGCACTCAGCTCTTCGGGATCAAGGAAGGGGCAATCGCTTACTTCCGAGTGAAAGGTCTTCTGGCTCATGTCGGAATTGTCATTGCACCTGATCGATTTATACACGCCTGGGAAAAATCAGGCGGAGTTTGCGTTGAGCGGCTATCACTCTGGCGCTCTCGATTGGTAGGAATCTATGAGCACAAGTATTATTCCGGCAAAGCAGATTGATGACGAATACGTTAACCTGCTGATCGTCTACAACGCCCTCAATTTCAGCGATAGACAGACAGCCAAGCTCACCTATCAGCAAGGGAAGTCGCTCAAGGATTTTATGGAGGGACTTCCTGACCCTGAGATGTGGTCGGTGTGTGTCAACGCCGAGCCCTACCACATCGATGAGTGGATCAATGTATACCCGCGCCCGAATGACTACATCACCGTCATTCCCATTCCTTATGGCGGTGGCGACTCGAAGAACATTCTGCGCGTCGTGGCAATGATCGCCGTCGCAGTAGTGGCTCCGCATGTGGCAGGGGCATACTTTGCGGCCGGAACCGTAGGCTATGCTGCTGTCTCGACTGCCGTGACAGTCGTTGGCGGCATGTTGGTCAATTCCCTTCTCCCGCCTACCAAGCCATCCGTGAACAACCCTACGGATGCAGCTGAGTCTCCCACCTACGGCATCGACGGCCCCAAGAATACGCAGTCTGAAGATGTCGTAGTGCCGCTGATCTACGGCGAGTTCCGGTATCCTGGTAACTACGTCAATGTGAAGACTGAGAATCGCGGCAAGACTCAGATCATCTATGCTCAGGCAGTCGTCTCGGAAGGAGAGGTCGAGAGCATCAGTGACTTCGAGATCGACAACCAGCCTATCGAAAACTTCGAGGAAGTTGGTGTAACAACCCGGCGGGGAACCGCTAATCAGTCCATTACTGGCTGGTTCTCTTCGTCGATGTCGATGGTCAACCGAAACGTCACCCTTGGAACCAGCTGGACAGAGCACACCACAAACGGTGAGATTGATGGGTTCCGTATCGACGTTCTCTTCCCTCATGGCCTGAGCAACATCGATAAGAACAACGGAGACCGCAAGAACCGCAGTGTCACTATATTGATCGAGTATCGAAAACAAGGTGATGTCGGTTGGCAAATTGCTCAACCCAGTGCTTACCGTGAAGTAACAGGAACTTCACTGCGCTCCGATGCGACAGGTCTGAAAGTGGAGTATTCGCAGACCTTCACTGGCGATACTCCGAGAAAGATCGTCGGTCGTCTCTACATGAAGCGCAAAAGTGATGGAGTATGGGTTCTCAAGCAGACCAAGACCCATGATCTTCCTATGCACAATGGCTACGGCCATATCCAGGGCACGTTCCATGTCACCACCCTGGAGGAGACGAAGGTCTATGAGGTTCCGATGTGGTTCTTCGGAACTCGGAAGGTGACGCGAACAGACCCCTACACCGATTACAAGATCGAGTGGTCAGGGGCAAACCCGCAGATCATCGCATACCAGCGTTACTACGATTCGCCCAAAATCACCGCCAAGACGGGCCAGCCGCTTCGCCGGTCGTTCGAGTCTGGCCCTATCCCCGAGGGCGTCTACGAGATTCGTGTGCGCCGGACCAACAGCCAGGCCCAGTCTGACTATGCCTACGACAAGGTGGTGCTGACGGACGTGGCCGAGATCGTCAGCGAGCGAGTCGCCTACAACCACACAGCCTACTATGCCGTCAGGGTCCGCCTCACCGATCAGCTCAACAGCCTCCCCCCGATGTCAGCGAAGGTCAGGGGCATCAAGGTGCCCCACTACGACCGCGACGGCAGGTTCCTCAAGAAGGCGTGGTCAGCGAACCCAGCCTGGATCGTCGTCGACATGCTGACCAACCGTAGGTATGGCGCTGGCCTACCCGCTTCCCGGCTGGATATGCCGATGTTCGTCGACTGGGCTGAGTTCTGCGACCAGAACCAGTATTACTTCAACGGCGTCATCGATACGTTCAGCAACATCTGGGACGCCTGCCAATACGTGCTGCGTGTCGGCCATGCCCGCTTCACCAGCATCGGCAACATCATCAGCCTGTCGATCTACCGCGCCTCAGAGCCGGTGATGATGTTCGGCACCGGCAACATCATCGAGGGAACCCTGAACCTCAGCTGGCAGAGCGTCGAGGACAGGTCGAACGAGTTCGAGGTCGAGTATTTCGACCGGAACAACCGCAACAAGCAGAACACGGTGCGCGTCGTCGACGAAGAGTCCATTGCGCGTGGCGAGACCCAGCGCATCTCTACCGTCAAGATGATCGGCATCGACAACCAGCGTCAAGCGCTGCACGAAGCCCACTTCCAGAAGGCGCTGAACCAGGCCATCGTCATGAGCGGCAGCTTCGAGGCCACCGTGGAGTCGATCGCATGTAGCGTGGGCGATGTGGTGCTGCTTCAACACGACATGCCCGACTGGGGCGAGTCTGGCCGTGTCCAGCCAGGCTCGTCCAAGACGGAGGTCATCATCGACCGGCCCCTGAACATGAGCGTCATGGATGGCAACAAGTCGATCATGGTGCTTCACCCCGCCATCAAGCGAGCGGATGCCACAGTCACCACCGTGTCAGCGTCAGGGAACACGATCTTCGTGTCTGCCCCGACCAGCGCTAAGAAGTCCAAACGCCTGAAGTTCAGCGACCAAGACCGTCAGATCGTCAACATCACGACCTCTGGGGTCAACCTTGAGATCGTGCTGGATGATGTGACCGGCATCAGCGCCAATGATGTGGTGGAGCTGTGGGACACGGACGTCATGGAGAGTCGCTCGATTGCTCACTACAACGAGAGTGAAAGCAGGGTAACGCTCTCGGGGCCGCTGTCGGTAGCACCTGCCGACTTCGCGAACTACATGATCGGCACCACCAATGCAGAAGCCAAGCCGGTCTCGATCATCTCTATCGACGGCGATGGTGACTACAAGCGCACCATCAGCTTCGTGGAATACAACGAGACTATCTTCACCCCCGAGGATGTTCAGGAGACGCCCCTCTACACCGAGGAAGTGAAGCCTGTAGGCCATGTGCAGGACATCATCGCTGTCGAAGAGCTGACAGCGCGTGATGGCTCGATTGTCAGCGACGTCCTGGTGAGCTGGAATCCCCCGTCGGACGGCAACTATGCCGGGGCAAACGTCTACATGTCCCGCAACGATGGTGAGCTGCGCCAGGTGGGCACTGCCTACGCGGGCTCTACTTCCTTCGCTACCACCGGCAACATGGGCGAGAAGCTGCTGTTCAAGGTCGTCGCCTACGACGGTGCAGGCCGCTCGGCTGACTTCGACAGTGCCCCAGTATGGATCGTCGACGTCAAAGGCATGTCAGCCCCTCCTGAGCAGGTGCAAGGGTTCCGCGTCGAGAAGGGACTGGGCGGTATCGAGTTCTCATGGGACAAGTCGGCGGAGCTGGACATCGCTGGCTACGAGATCCGAGAAGGGCCTGGTTGGGAGAGTGGAACACCCATCGTGGAGGAATACTCAGGCAACCGCTTCTTCACCACCAAGAAGCAGGGTGGCTTGTATACCTATCACATCAAGGCGATCGACCGTCTCGGCAACTACTCCGAGCAGCCCGCTACCGCCCTGCTGATGCTCCCGGCCCCCTCCCAGGTCTTCGGGTTCGTCTCTGTGCAGAGCGGCGATCAGATCATCTTGCAGTGGCGTCGCAACTACGAGGTGGACGTCATGGGCTATGAGATTCGCCAGGGCTCCTCATGGCGGAACTCCCGTCATGTGGCCAATGTCCAGGGCACCTCCCTTACGCTGCCCGCAGGCGCTTCGCTGACCGAATCCTACTTGATCAAGGCATACGACTCGGCTGGCGTGGAATCACACGAGGCATCTCGGGTGAACCAGGAGGTCATTCGCAGTCAGCTCTACAACGCGATCTACGAGCTGGATGCAGCCGCAGATGGCTTCCAGGGCCACAAGATCAACCTCACCCAGGATGTGAGCCGCCTACAGGGCACTGGCGGCACGTTCTTTGAGTATGTTCAGCCGGTTGCACTGACCCAGCGCTTCCACGCCAGTGTCGTCACGCAGGAGATTGTCGGCGCCCTACCCTCTGATCCGCTGCGGTGGGCAGACATGACGTTCTCTTGGGCCTCGCCCCAGGCGGAGGTCCGGTGGTTCCACACCGAGGAGAGTGAGTCCTTGTCCCTGGAGAAGCAGATCGCCACCTACATCGGCCAGGATCATGGCGACGTCTCCGGATGGACACTGGAGACAGTTGCCGCGTCTCCGTTGTATGGCCCTGGCTCATTGACCACCTCTGGCGTCTCAACAGGCGTGGGACGCTTTGGTTACGGACTGCGCGCCGAGACAGCCAGCAGCATCGAGGCCAACATCTCGTCGGGCAACACAGCGACGTGGTGGATCAAGTATGAAGGTGTAGGCACTGAGCTGGGCCGCGTGGTGGGATCGACGGCCTCTGCCACCATTCGGATTCAGTCAGGGTCCTTGCAGCTCGCGGGTATCAAGGTCGCTTCCCAGGCGACCCCTGTGGAAC